AAATGCTTTTATTAATGTTAGATTCAAAAAGAACGTAGATGTTGAGAATCAACAAAAGATAATAATAAAAGACGCTTGGTTAGACTTTTATCAAAATAAAGATGGTAAAGATGTATTCTATATCTTTATAAATGACTTTGATAAAGTTAAATAATTGAAGTGGGGTTAGACCTCACTTTAATTATTAAATAATTTAGTAAAACAAATGTTTTGGAGGTTGAAATGAGAACTTTTGTTGCTACGTACAGGGTAGGTTGTGAGTATAGTCTGGACAGGTTTTTCGATATACCAAACACAAAAGAAATTAAATACAAGTTTGTTGAAGAACAGGGTACTACAATTTGTTATTTAACAATAATAGCAAATAATAGACTAGAACTGCGCATATTAAAGCGAAAAGCTTTAAAAGTATTAAAGGGTTTAGGTAAGGTTGAATTAATTGTAGGCGTTGGTTAATCATGTAGAAAGGGTTGTTTAAGATGGCTTTAAGATTAACTAAAAAAGATAAAGATAAAATAAAAAGAGTAAATCAAAGTATCAGAAGAAAAAACAAGCAAATGGAAAACTATGGACTTGTTGATTTTAACAAGCCAATAATTAAAGCTAGTGAGTTTACTTCACGTAAACAACTTAATGACTACTTGAGTGAGGCAAGAACTTATACTAGAGGTTATGGTTTTAAATATCGTATGAATCAATATGGTACTGTTGCAAAGCTTAGTGAAATTGCTAAAGGTAGAAGACTAGCAGAAGCTGTAAGTCGAGATAGAGCTAGGAGATTTAGAAAAATTGCACCAGAAGAGTTTAAATCACGTGGTAAAGGAATAGGTAGTAGTGTTATGCAACGTAAACTAATGGGAGATGATAGATACTCAATGTATGATCCTGTTAAGTTTAATTTTAAAAGTCTTAGAAATGTAGAACAATTTGAACAGCGTATTAAAGGTTTATCTAGACAGTTAGAATCTGATTATATTGAGAATCGTAATACACAATTAAAGAATAATATTATAAAGGCTATGCAGGACAATTGGGGTAAAGATGGGAAGAAAGCAATTGACTATGTTAAAAGCCTTACACCAGATGAGGTATTACGTGAATTTATGACAGAAGATGTATTTGACTTTTCTTATGTCTATGATGAGAATCATACTAAAAGACAAATTGAGATTTTTGAGGCTACTTATAATTTATGAGAATAGACTTAAATGAAGATATAAAAATGGCTAAAAATTATACGGCTGACTTTGAAACTACTACTAATAAAGATGATTTACGAATTTGGGCTTGGGGTGTTTGTAATTTAGATAACTTTGATGAATTCATATATGATAATAATATGGAATCATTTATTAATTGGTTAGAAAAACACCCTAATTCAAATGTATATTTTCATAACTTACGTTTTGATGGCGAGTTTTTAATATCATGGCTTTTGAAAAATGGTTTTAAATATAATGATGAGTTAGTAACAAAAACATTTAATTGTATTATTGCAGGAACTGGACAATTTTATAAGATGGATATTTGATTTTATAAACGTGGTAAATATAGAAGAATTGTACATATTTATGATTCATTGAAGAAACTACCATTTCCAGTTAAGAAGATAGCAGAGGCTTTTGAATTACCTATTCTAAAGGGTGAAATTGACTATAAAGCAACACGTGAGGTTGGTCACATTTTGACTGATGAAGAAGTAGCATACTTACGTAATGACGTTGAGATAATGGCTCGAGCTTTAAAGATTCAAATTGATGAGGGCTTAACTCACATGACGATAGGAAGTGATGCTCTACACTCATTTAAAAAGATATATGGTGAAAAGAACTTTAAATCACATTTTCCAATACTTGATATAGAAGTTGATAGAGATATTAGACGTGCTTATCGTGGTGGATACACTTACACAAATAAGATATTTCAAGCTAAAGATGTAGGTGAGGGACTGGTATATGACGTTAACTCAATGTATCCGTCTGTTATGTATGATGAGGCTATGCCTTACGGAATACCTATTTACTTTGATGGTGAATATATAGATGACGCTGAATATCCTTTATACATACAAAAGATACGAGCTGACTTGGTTTTAAAAGAGAATCACATACCTACAATACAATGTAAAACAAATATGTATTTTAATTCTACAGAATATATTGAACGTACAAATGGTATGCTTACAATGTATGTTACAAATATTGATCTAGAAGTAATAAAGGAACAATATGATATTCTAGATATTGAATATATCAATGGTTTTAAGTTTAAAGCAATTAAAGGTGTTTTCTGCAAATATATTAATAAATACATGGAAATGAAGAAAAATAACACTGGTGCTAAGAGGCAACTTGCAAAGTTAATGTTAAATAATTTATATGGTAAATTTGCCTCAAACCCTAAAACTCAAGCAAAAATTCCATTTATTAATGAAGATGGTAATGTTGAATATAAGACAGTAACAGCAGAAGATAAAGAGCCTGTTTATACACCAGTTGGTATATTTATAACAAGCTATGCTCGTGCTAGAATTCAAAGAACTGCTCAAAGTGTTTACTTTAGATTTTGTTATTGTGATACTGATTCGATTCATATTATAAATAAAGATATTCCTGATATTGATATAGATGATAAGGAACTTGGTAAATGGGCTTTAGAGGGTGAGTTTAGACGTGCTAGATTCTTACGAGCTAAAACATATATTGAAGAGAATTATGACGGAACACTCAACGTTAAATGTGCAGGACTTCCTGATAACTTAAAAGCATTATGTACTTTTGATAACTTTAAAACTGGACTTACACTACATGGTAAACTTCTACCTAAGAGGTATGACGGTGGTGTAATTTTGGAAGAGACTGACTTTACAATAAAGTAGTATATGTTATAATTAAGATGACGAGTTATTTAATTGATTTATAGTGATTCTAGAGGGTAACTGAACGTGTGAGCGTGCCTTTAGAATTATCAATTAGTTATTGCGTTATAATAGATTAAAATAACTTGTTATTTCATTTCACTAGGATACGCTTATGGGCGTATCTTTTAAAATTGACTAAAAATTGATATGATGTTATATTATTATCAAAGGAGGATAGATGTTATATGACTTATGATGATTATAACAAGATAATTGAAGAAATTATCGCTTCACCTAGTGATGATAAGATAATGCTAGAGGGTTTTGAAAAACTACGTAATGCTTATAAAGAACTAGATGAAAAAGTTAAATCTGCTGTAGAAGAAGTTGAAGCTTTAAACAAGAAATATGAAGAACTACGTCAAACTAAAGTAAATGAATTCTTTAATCGTGAAGATAAAGCTGATGAAGAAGTTATTGAAGAAAAGATAGAAGACGTTATTGAAGAAAAGCCAGAAGACGAAATTACAGTTGATGACTTATTTGAAGATGATATCGAAGTAGAAATTACTGATGATGATATCGAACGCGAAGATGAAGAAAAGGAGGAAGATGAATAATGCCTACAAATTTAAAAACTAATGGAACTGGTTTAAAAAATGATGTTAATGGACTAGACGTGTTAAATGCTATACGTAATGCACTTCCTAGTAATTACGCAAATAGAATTCCAGAAGCAACTCGCAATAACTTAGCTCAATATGCTCAAGCTCTAAAAGATTATCCAGTTATTATGAATAAATGGGTTAATGTTTTAGTTAATAAAATTGGACTTACAGTTATTAAAAATAAAATGTGGAATAATAAATTAGCTGAATTCCAAAGAGGTGATTTACCTGTTGGATCTACAATTGAGGAAATATTTGTTGATGTAGTTAAGGCTAAAACTTATACTGAAGAGCCTGCAAGCGATAACTTAGGTGATGTATTTGCTGTTAATAAACCTGATGTAAAAGTTAGATTCCATATTGTTAATTCACAACTTGTATATCCTATATCTATATCTAAAGTTAATATATTACAAGCATTTAACAATTTACCTGCTTTTGAAGACTTTTTATCAAAAGTATTTGAATCAGTTTATGCTAGTGCTAACTTAGATGAATATCTACAAACAAAACAATTAATTCAATTCTATGCTACAAATAATAGTATAAATAGATTCTTTGATGTTCAAGTTAGTGCTGTATCAGATGAAGCTACTGCTAAGGCTTTAGCTACTAAGATTAGAGCTTACTCTAATAAATTAGAATTCATGAGTAATAAATACAATTATGCAGGTGTTACAACTCATACACCAAAAGAAGACCAAGTATTATTAATTAATACTGATACTGAAGCTTACATGGACGTAAATGTTTTAGCTTACGCTTTTAACATGGAAAAAGCTGACCCAGCAGCAATAGTATCAAAAGTTGTTACTTTAGATGACTTCGGTGATGAAACTGACACTGCTACTCAAGCTATATTAGTAGATAGAGATTGGTTTATGATTTACTCTCAATTGTATCAAATGGAAGAACAAAATAACGCTCTACATTTATACTTCAATAGATTCTTACATATTTGGAAAGTTTACTCAACTTCTGAATTTGCTAACGCTGTTAGATTTACAACTACACCTGTAGTAAATGAAGAATCTGGCAATGGTGAATAGTGAACTATACACCACAAACTGAGGTACATTTACTATCAAATGTACCTTTTAATTTTAGCTATAACAATGTTATGGACTTTGATACAATAAATGAGCAAACAACATACTTTTTGAATAAATCTAAATTAACTTTTGAAGATTTAACACACCAAAGAGTAAACAATAATAGCATAAATTTAGAGGTTGCTTATGAAGATTTATATGAAATTAACTACATGATGTTTCAAAACGATAAGATACCGGGTAAATGGTTTTATGCTTTTATTACAAATTATGACTTTGTATCACCTAATGTTACTAGAATAACTTATCAAATAGATGTATATCAAACATGGCTATTTGAAATGAACTTTCAAACTACTTATGTTGAACGTGAACACACAACCAGATTCAATAGTGATGGTACACCTGTTATTAATACACTTGATGAGGGTTTGCAATACGGAACTGACTATGATATTTCATCATGCATAAAGTATGAGCAAATTCCCGGAGTTATTTGGGCTATAATGATAGCAAAAGTTGACCTAGAGCGAATTCCATCATCAATGAATTATGGAGGCTCAACTTTGGGTAATGTACAAACACCACTATACTTCTACACTGTACCTATTTCCTTGGACGGTACTGATATCAAACTAAACAATTGGACACCTGCAGATATTTCAAATATTTTTGGTGTTTTCTCGGCTAATAGTGATTTTGTTGGAAGTATTGTAACAATGTACTACACTTCATTTATGCCTATGGTATTAACTCATACAGAATCTAATAATACTATAAATATTACAGCACTTGATGGAATTGATCATGTTACAGTTGGTGGATTAGAAATGTTTAAAATAATTAATTCAGACTGGAACACATTAAACCCACAAATTTATTCAAATTTATTCAATGCTTTTCCTGCATATTCTGAATCTAAACTTTACATGTATCCATACTCTTTAATTGAGATAACTAACTTAAAGGGTGAATCAGTTACATTAAAGCCTCAAAACTTTAACTTTAGTATTGATAAAGAGTTGCGTTTAAGATTAATGTCTAGTGTATCTACTACACCGAAGACAGCAATATTTCCAGAGAATTATTTAAACTCAACTAACATACTAGGTTTTGATGACTTTACATGCGGTATTATTGATAATAACTTATCTGATATACCAATAATTGATGACTATACAGCTTCATACATGCAAGCAAATAGAAACTCAATAGCAACTACTAATAAATACGCTATGGATAACGCACTACGTGGTGTTAGTCAAAATAATGCTAATAATCGCCTTAATAATGCAATACTTGATAAAGAGCAAAAATTTGGCGAATATGATATGTTTACTGGTGCAATGTCTAGTGCTTTTCAACTAAATGCTGGTGGAATTCTAAATTCAATAAATCGTGGTGCTAGAGAATACTCACTAAATGAGGGTAAACGTGCTAGCATGAATATGAACAATGATTTCGCTAATAAGAACTTGATGATCAATGCTGAACAGTCTATTGGACTTACTCAAGCAAAAATAAACGATATCAACAACATACCACCTAGTGTATCTAATTTGGGTAATAATGCTCTATTTGATTATGGTAATAAGATAAATGGTGTTTACGTAATAGGTAAAACTATTCGTCCAGAATACCGTGAACAATTAACAAACTACTTTAAAATGTTTGGTTATAAAGTAAACAAATTAGAAATTCCTAATACAAAGTCAAGAAGATATTACAATTATATAAAGACAATAGACGCTAATATTGTCGGAAATATACCTAGTAATGACTTGAGTGCAATTAAAGGTATATTTGATAAGGGTGTTACTATTTGGCACACTGACCAAATAGGCGACTACTCATTAAATAATAGCGAAGTAAATTAAAAGAAAGTGAGGTGTTTGTTATATGATGGATAATTACGTATTTAATGAAGATAAACTCGGTGATATTTACAAGAAGACACTTAAAGGTAAATTAGATACAACTGACTTTTTAAATGCTTATACACAGGTTGATTATTTATACAGATTAAAAGAGTATGCGATAAATTGTTTTGAGTGGATAAATTTACCAGATACAGTTGACGCACGATTCATTGAGAACGAATTGTTTGATAAGGGAAGAATTAACTTTTTCAAAGATAGAAATCTAGGGTATTTATGTTTACCCGTTAATGAATCTGGTCCAATTAACATATATAATGAACCTACTAAAAAATATATTTATGCTAGTGATGGTTTTAGAAGAACTAGAAATATATCAAATAGTGTTACTATTTATAATAACTTTTTAAAAACACCTACGTTTACAACAGTTAATCTTTATAGTATAAGATTAGCTGAGGTACAACGTACAATTGATATCAACATGCTAGCTCAAAAGACGCCTGTGACTATAATATGTCCTGAAAACGAAAGACTTGCTTTTAAAAATATTTATAAACAAGTAAGCGAAAATAAGCCAGTAATTTGGGGAACTAGTGAACTAAATCTAGATAATTATAAAGTATTAAACACACAAGCCCCTTATGTTGTAGATAAATTAACTTTATATAAGCATGATTTATGGAACGAGGTTATGACGTTTCTAGGTGTAAACAATGCTAATCAGGATAAAAAAGAAAGATTAGTAGAATCAGAAGTCGGTGCAAATGACGAGCAAATCGAGCAAGCCAGATTTAATATGCTAGACGCAAGAAAACTTGCATGCAAAAAGATAAATGATATGTTTGGACTTAACATTGACGTTAAATTTAGAAATGATGACGTACAAAAAGCCTACGAACTAAATGAAATCTACGAGATGTTTCCAGATTTAAAAGACGATAATGTCATAGAAGATAAGGTTGGTGATGATCTTGGCTAAATATACAATGATGGTAAAAGATATTGTAAATTCTTACTATGAGGGTACATCACTATCAGTTGATGATAAATTAGAAGATACAAGAAGCTTTATATTTGATTTTAAATATCCCGTATTAGATGAAGCTACTAAAAAGCGAATCGAAGTAGCAATTCTAAAACACTACTACTATCGTGAAATTGCTTTTGAAACTATTGGAGAATTTAAGATTAAATTAAATGATAGACTTAATCTAATCATGTGTAGATATAATAGTTTGTACGAGAAGCAAGATTTAACACTATCACCTTATATTAATAGTTATTTAAAGGAAACTGGTAATAACTCATCTACGTCTGATGTAGATAACGAAAACTGGCAAACAACAAGTGATACACCACGTGGTATATTAACTGACTTAAAAGAGGGTAAGTACTCAAGTCTTGCTACATACACAACTAATACTGATGGTACTAAAAACAATGGTAACTATGAGCGAGTTGTTGATAGCTTATCTGGTATGACTTATGCCGAAGCATTTAGAAATTATTATGATAATATAATTAGTTTAGATGAAGAACTAGTTAATGAATTTAGTGATTTATTTATGGTTATATGGTAAGGAGGTATATTTATGAACTATAGAGAAATATTAATAAGATTAATGTCAATGACTACACCTTTTGTATATGACAGTGAAGAATCTTTCCTAGAAATGTTAAGAAAATTCTACAAATACTTACATGAGCTAACTACAGCTTCAAAAGGTATGTCAGAAGATATTGAAGAAATACGTAGTGAACTTAACACTTTTGAAGATGATATTGAAACTGAAATTCAAAAGATTAATGATATTTTAGTAGAGTATGATATTAAAATAGAACGTGTTAAAAATGAACTAAAAGTTTATGTAAATGATGAAATTGCTAATTTAAGACTTTATGTTGATAGTAAAGATGAGTTATTAAATGAACGTATCAGACAAATTGAAATTGGCAATATTAAAGTATATGATCCAACAACTGGACTACTATCACCAATTCAAATAGTTATTGATAACTTATATGATATGGGTCGCTCTAACGCACTAAGTGCAACAGAATATGACGCACTAGGACTTAGTGCTACAGCATATGATGGATATAATCTAACTGCTAGGGACTATGATGTAAACGGCAAAAGTTTACTAATTTAGATTTCAATGATAAAATAAAATTATGAAATAATAGGAGGTATTTTATATGAAATTAAATATTCAATTATTCGCTTCAACTAATAAAACAGCGAATTATGAACTTCCACAATTCGTGGGAACTGATAAACCTACATGGCTAGGTGATTTTAATGAAGCTATGTCAGATATTGACACAGGTATGCACAAAAATGCTAGTAATATAGCAAGCATGCAAACTGATGTTGCAAGTGCTACTCAGACAGCTTCTCAAGCTTCTCAAGATGTATCTGCATTAACTACTACTGTAACTAGTTTATCTGGTAGAGTTACAAATGTAGAAACTACAGCAAGTAACGCTCAGTCTACTGCAAATAGTGCATTAAATGTTGCTAATACTAAAGTTAATTCAAGTGATTTATTTGATTTAATTTATCCTGTAGGAAGCATTTATTTAAGTGTTAATTCAACTTCACCATCATCAATATTTGGTGGAACTTGGGAACAAATAAAAGACACTTTCTTACTTGGTAGTGGTGATACATATACTGCTGGTGCAACAGGTGGAGAAGCTACTCACACATTAACTGTTAATGAAATTCCAGCACATGATCATGACTATACTATTTATGGTGATGTATCTACTGCACAACACTCTGTATCACAAGATATTTATCATTATTCTAGTTGGGGTAATACATATCATGATTCAACAATGGACACAACTACAGTTGGAGGTGGACAAGCACATAACAACATGCCACCATACTTAGTTGTTAATATTTGGAAAAGAGTATCTTAGTTGATAGCACACCAAAGACTAGTCGCATCTGATGGTTATGAAGTATGTCTATTTCCTCTCTCATACTTGAATATGTCTCAAGATGAGGGAGGGGACTACTCTCATGCTGGTACACTTTGTATTGACTTCTTAGGTTGGGGTGCAAGTGGTCGTGTATATAATTGCGATTATTACGCACCATGTACTTGTAAGTTAGTGAACTCTACACTTGATCCTGCTGCTAATATGCGTGTTTGGGAAAGTGTTGATAAAGTACATTTACCAGATGGTACACTTGATTATATCTGTTTTCAATTTGGTCATGATAATAACCCACCTTACTCTACAGTAGGAACTATTGTACAACAGGGTGAGTTAATCGGACACACTGGGACAGCTGGATATGTAACAGGAGATCATGTACACTATAATGTTGCTCGAGGAACTTATGCAGGAGGTGAACGTGTACCACCAAACAACAACTTTCAACTTAAAAATTCGATTCATATTTATGACGCAAACTACGTTAATGATACTGTAATAGTACGAGGATTTAATCACAATTGGCGTACTTACGGTGGACCTACACCCCCACCACCAGTACCACCTACACCATTTGGAAAAGGTGACTTTGTAGTTATGTTTAATAATATTTCAAGAACAAAAAGAAAAGAGGTAAATTTATGGAGGGCTTAGTTAAATTAATAGTTGATAATGGTATAAGTATAGTGTGCGTTGCTTATTTAATATACTTTCAAAGTACTACAATGAAGAAAATGCAAGAAATACTTAGCTTAATAGAACAAAGACTTGCTAAAATAGAAACTAAATTAGATATAGAATAAATAGTGAGGTGATTTTATGACTTACCAAGAATTTAAAAATAAATATAATGGTAAATATACTGACTTTGATGGTTACTATGGCTGTCAGTGTTGGGACTTAGCACAAAGATATTTTACTGAGGTTTTAGGTTTACCCTCTAGTATTTTATCTGGTTGTGGTAATGTTAAAAATATGTTAGTAAAACCTAAAATAGATGTATTACGAGAATATTTTAATGAAGTATCTATTTATGAAATGACTACAGGAGATGTTTGTATCTGGAGTAGTAATCATATAGCAATATTTGATCACTGGGACGGACGTCAAAACTGGTACTTTTCACAAAACCCTAACCCATGCAAAGTAATGACAATAAATATGCCGGGACTACATGCTTTTAGAAAAAAGACTGCACCAAAGCCTAGTACTACACGTTATGTTAACTTGCCAGCATATATTGATACATGGCGTTTTTACACACCAAATGAGGCACCAGTCAAAGCTAATGCAAATGGTATGTTAAAGCCTAAAAAATATGGTGG